ATGACCGAGAAGCCCACGCAAAACACCGTCGCGATCAATAAGGTCGCCGCCGCGTTCGTAGTGGAACTTGATATCTGATAACTGGCGAACCTCTCGCTCTCCCTCAGCTCGCTCAAGGTAGTCATTAGCTGAAGCCTTTTCCACAGCGGCAGGCAAACGCGCAATGGCCTCCGGCCCCGTGAGGCTGACATATTCTTCGGGAGCCTTAATGGCACCGCGCATCATGTAAGTGTTGCTGTTCTCATTGAACCCGGCATAGCTATCATTCCGACCGCGAGTAATCCCCCGCAGCCCTTCAATATCAGGCGGGTTGGCCCGATTGATTGCCCCACTGGATGTGTAGAATCCGTGATGCAACCTGCCTAGAACAGCAGCATCGACACCCACCTTTTCTTCAGCAGTCAGCATTTCTTTATCGTCGTGGGCTTTCTGAAGCCCCTTCGGACCAAGCTTAAAATACTTCTTGGCAGCAACGCCAATCTTGCCAAGGTCTAGCCCCTTATCAAAAGGGATAGCATTCCCGATAGCCGCACCTAAATCCACATCAGACATTCCCGATGTGATTGCGCGCCGCATGTTCAAAGCCTTATTCGCTGCTTCCTCTTGATCCTTCATCCGAGGCGCATCATCGTTCCATGGGAGCATGGGCGGCTCGTTGGGCTGGCGCATTCCGTCTTCTATTTGCTGCAACGTGCGCGCAGTGCCAGGAATTTCCTTCCAGTTTGATTGCCCCACATCGTCCCGGTAATGCAAAGAGAACACGACCTCACCGGCATTGTTCTCAGCTTCTTCATGCAGCCGGAACTGGCCTCCCTCCCGCGTAGCTGCGTCTTCATTTTGATTCCTCAGCCAATCCATAATCGCGCCGGGACCACCTAACTGATCTACCGCCGCGGTCGCCAAAGCGCTCATATTGCTTGTCGCAGAATTACCCCACCTTTGCTCGACCTTGGTAGCAGCACTTTCTAGCACGGCATCAATGTCTGCCTCCGGCCCCGCTCCGGTGTACATTCGCCAAGCCAAGTGCTTAACCCGGCTCTTGTGCCTGTCCTCGACTTCTTCAAGGCCTTTCTTAATGGCCTTCTCATGCCGATCAGACCACCTCCCAAAGCCCTGTTCAGAATCGCCTTCGACCGCTTCTATAGAACGGAACATGGTTTCCAGGCCATCTGTGCCGAGGTCGCCAAGCGTTCGCATTAAAGTCTTTTCTCCGTCACCAAGGTTCCTGATAAGCGCCCAGGCTTCATCGCCACCCGACCGATGGATTTCCATTGCCTTTTCAAGCAGCGCCCGTGCCTCCGCGCTGTCCGGTGTGTCTTCGGCACTCATAAACAAAAGATCAGAAAGCTGATCCTTATCAAGAACACCTTGCGAAAGGCCATACGCGGCCCCCGCAATCGGCCCTTGAGCTTTAGTTACCTTGCCAATGTTTTGCAGCACCGCAGGGCTTGTAGCCCGCTCGAACAACGACATGTCGCCAATAGCCAAAGACGCCTGACTAAGCGCTTCCTTACGGAGAACCCGCATGGTGTTAATGTCTGCCGCCAGCGCCCGCCGTTGGGCCGCGCCCATTGAAGCGTAAGCATCACGGTCAACGCCGGGGATACCGCCAGCGTTACCGCTCCTAATGGCAGACTGAAGCTGGCCCAATTGGCTTGGCGTCATGTTCTCCGCAGCGCGATGCACCGGAGAGTAAACGCCATTCGCAATCGAAAGCACCCGTTCAACATCAAATGAAAGTCCATATGCTGCGCCAGCCTGCTTAAGCTCCTCGGCATTGGCGAGCTCGTCAGCAGTCAGCGCCCGCCCTTCGACAGCCGCATCGAATATGCTCATTGTGCTTGCCGCTATATCGGCGGCAGCTTCCTGCTTCCCGATGGAAAATTCTCGATTAAACGCTTTGACCTGAGCGTCGGTCGTGTACTTCCCAATGACAGACGCAACGCCGTCACCTAAGACGCCCTTAAACTTTTCATCCGCAGCATTCAGCGCAAGCTCGCCATGCCGGGTTAGCTCTTTGTTGTAGGCAACAGGATCGCTCGCCAGCTCTGGATCAAGCGAAAGCTGCCGCGCCTTCTCCTCAAAGTCCGCGCCAAAGCGGCGGACGTATCGCTTCTCAGCTACGTCTTCAAAGGCCGCGTTGTAATACTCCCCGCCGCCCTCGGGAGTGGTGATCGGGCGCAAGTTCCCGTCTTCATCAAGAACCATTTCTTCTGACAGCGCATCCTCTTGGCCTTGAGCGACCGCATCCTTCTTGGCTTCTGCCAGCAGAATATTTGTATAGCGGTCAGCCATGCCTTTGATCGCGCCAAAGGCTTCCGCCGTATTGCCTGCGTCATACTGAAACTTCGGCAGGCTCCGGTTAAAGCCGACCGTCCGTTGATCTTCGACCAAGCTCTTTGGAATAGTCCGTGCCATAACGATCCTTTATCGCTGGAAGTTTCCATAACGCTGCGCTGATTTCGGGACATAATTATTCGCGTAATAGCTATTCGTCCCAGTAGGCGTACCGCCACCCGGAACCTGCACCTTTTTATAGGCGCTGTATCCTTCAAGCCCAGACGAAACACCACCGACAATCCCGCCAATGATAGAGTTCCGTGCCCGTGATTTAGTGGAAGCCTTGTCCGTTCGGATTGCTAGTTCAGTCCGGGCATTCCGCTGCCCTTGATTAAAGCGTATTGCAGTTAAGTCGCCACGCGCCCGATCTGTGTTGAACTTGTTCACGCCCTCAAGAAACGAACGATTGCTCCCCAAGCCCGCCGCTCCCTGTGCAGCCATGTTCGCTGCCCTCAACCGCCGCGCTTGATCCTGCCGCTCGTCTTCCGCATCTAGCGTGGCGATCTCGTCAAGCTCCATGTCAATGCGCTGCTGTTGCTCACGCGCCTTCTGTGCAGACTTCGCCGCACCCGCCTGAGCGAAGCCCTGCACGACAGACATAGTGGCACTCAATGCCATAGCTGCAACGGTCACACACATCAGGCAGTAAACTCCATATTCAAGCCAAGCAGCGTCACCGAAAACGGTTCCTCTTGCGTGATGGTTATTTGTGGATTGCGAGACCAGCCCCGGAGATAGAACTGTTTTATCCCGGTTCGGGAAACAGGGGCCGCAAGTATGTCGCTGCCTACATTGTAGAGAGACATTTTCTGCCCATCAACTACCACGCCAATAGTCTCATCAATAACAAGCGTGACACGCGATAAGCGGCGCGCTTCCCCTGCCAAAGACCCAAAACTAAACGCAGCATCAACAGGCAGTGTCTTGACCACAAAGTCATAAGCAAAGCCTATCTCAATATCCTCCGGGTCTTGCCAGCTTTCTAGGGTTAGAACGCCAGCGCCGCTAACCGTAAACGACCCCAAGAAAAACCCTGCCGACAAAACAGCAACCGTTTCGTTTGCGTACTCCGCCCCAACAGTCCACGTGGTACTTCCCCCAGGCGTGTTAAAAGCCGTCATGCTGTCGAGGATGTTGTCGGCTGAGTCCTGCGAAAACTTCTCAAGGTAATAAACCCCACCGCGCAAGACAGAGACATACGCAGAAGTATCCAGAACGCACACACTATCAAACGCGGCACCGGGCGTATCCCACGGCACCCAGGCCGCAAACTTTTCATCACGGGCGGATACAAAAACAGCCATCGTCCCATCGCCGTTTACGATCATGCAATACTGCTCAGTCGCCACCGTGTTGCCCTGCATTGCGGCCATGTCGAAAACATCATTAACCAAGTGTGAAGCTGCGATATTGAGATGGACAGAACGATAAGCTGCCTCAGAGTCTTGGAATAAATACTCGCGAATTGTCTGCGCGTTTTGCTGGGCAAAGATCGTGGCGCCATCAAAGGCCACCGGATTGACATTAGACGAACCATAAGATGTTTGACGACGGACAGCGACAGCAGAAGGCGTAATCCCACCATTCCCCTGCGGCAGAAAGAACTCAGAGGTTTCGGTAAACACCTGCAAGTGTCGGTTGGAAAGCATGTGCTTGATGTTCGACACCTTACTTGCGCCCACTTCAATTTGGATTGAAGCGTCGTCTTCACCTTCTGCAATGTCAAAATTAAAGAAAGAGCCAACCCGGCTTGACCAGATACCGGCCGGTTGTTCAGTGCTACCACCGAACCAAAGCCGATTGTCATGCAGGGTTACAGCCCCAGGATATCCGCGCACTGGACTAAACGCTTGCTCTGCCCAGTCTTGAGTAGCCGCCCCCGTAGGATCAAACTTTACCGAAGGCCCGCCGCCATCGACGCTTGATGTTGCTGTCCCTGCGCTGGTGAACTCATATCGATCTTCGTCCAGCACAGTAATTGTTTGTGCCCCGTTGAGTTGCACAGCCGTGATCCCGCCGACCGCGTTTGCCCCGCTGATTGTAATTGACGCGCCATTGCTGAACCCGTGATTAGCCTGCGTTACCTCAACAACCTGACTGCCGTTCTCAACACGAAATGGCTCAAGGTCGTATAGTCCGACAAGGGCCGCGGCCTTAACCGTTGCTGTCGCAGAAGTCGCTGTCGCAACAGCCGTAATTTCCACCTCGTCGTTGCCCAGTAAAAATCGAGCACCAATGTGCCCGTTCTCAAACAAATCGTCCGACGCTGTTAGCGTAATTGAGCCCGTCGTCCCGCTTGGTGAAATCGTCAGGTCTTTATCAGCAAACTTAAAAAACGGCTGGTAACTTTTCCTGTCGCTTGGCGATGTGTCAAAAGCATAGTCCGTCAGAGTAAATGTGGTTAGCGACGTCCGCAGCAGACGCTTAGGCATAAATGCCCTATGCGCTATGAACATCGTGTTCGCGGCTTGAGTGTGCGTAAGCTCCCAGACTTGATCTGCATCCCAAGGGCAATCCCCAGACGAGAAGCTCTGAAGCAACGTCCCGTCAGGATCATAGATATGCATCGCTTCGTCCGCGATCCCGATCACATACTTTTCGTCAGCAGAAAACTCAAAAGAAATAAGGCGCACCCTAGAAGGCAGGGCGACCAAGCGCTCAGTCCCTGGGCGCGTTTGAGCACCGCCTGTATTTAATGGCAACACATTGCGTAAACTGGCCGCACCACGGCTGTAGATATTTTCACCCACACGCCCGAACATATGGGGGTCTAACTCACCGGCGCTAAAGTCAGTCTGTAAAAGGCGAAGCTCGGTCAACGCGCCCTCCAAACATTACGCGACTTAATGCGCCGGTTTGTCTGCGCGCTGGCATCAGCGTGCTTGGCTTGCCGCATTTGAACGTCAGCCCGCTTCTCAAAGTAGTCCGCAATATCGGCTTTTTGTGCAACTGCGGTGCAAAAGATTGCAGCAAGGCGAAGCTCGACAAGCGTTAAGAAATAAGGGGGCCACTCCGATACAGCGATATTAGCCGTGTAGGTGGCGGTAAGAACTTCTTCATCACTGGCATTGCAAAGCAAGCGATCCCCAACAGTGCGGAAGGGAACGTCCCAATCGTTAGAGGTCAGGCGATCAATGCGAAGGCAATCAGCAGGCCGGATATATTGAGCGGTAAAGTTTGCCTGTGGTGCGGCTGTCACTCGGCTTAATTGCTCTTGCTTCTTTGAGAATGACCACGGGTAAGAAGAAAGCTCATTAGCAACCGTGTCGTCATATAAGTGAGATGCCGCATCGCTTTCGGTTGTTCCGTCAGTGAATGAGCTGATAGGGTCAGCCCCCATCATCACCAAAGCCCTAGAGCAAACATCAACCTTAGTAATCACATCACTCTCCATAAGCAGAAAGGGGCAGGCTCGCGCCCACCCCCTCCTAACACGGAACCGATTGTCCGGGTATCCCCGGCTTCAGTTAGCTCGAAGCAGCGACAGTCGTAACCGTAGCCGCGTAGTCAGCAGACGTGACAACAAGCGTATTCAGCAGATCGAGATTGGTATCGTAGCATTCGATAACATCCCCGTTCTTCAGGTTGTTCGTCACCGAGTTAAAGTAGCCAGACGCAACGACAGTCGCGTGTGCGTCAGCGGATGTGTAGTGGAAGATACCGTTTGTACCCCCAGCCACACGACGTAGGTTTGCAGCAGTAAGTGCCATGTCAGATTACTCCGTGTTTGTGATTAGGACTCGTCAACTTCGACAATGCGGCAACCGCCAGCGTCGATCAGAACAGCGCCCATAGAAAGCTGGCTGTTCACGAAGTTGGAAGCCTTCTCAGCGACATAATCAATCCGCGTAGACACATCGGCGTTAATGCCGTGGCCGACTGCAGATGGATGCCAGCACAGGCAATTCCGAATGCTACTGCCGTCTACCGTCAGACCTGAGTGCGTGAACATATTGAAGCCGAGCCAACGCTTGGCTGTCATGCCACCTTTGAACGGGAGTTCGTCCATGCCGATAAAGTCAGCAGAGGCGAACGAGTTGTCCGACAGGAGGTCAGTCCATGCAGCGGGAGATACCGCCATCCAACGCTGGCCGTCATCGGGCACATCGTCGTTATTCAGATCTTCAAACAGTTGAAGCATCTTGGCTTTTGTCAGCCCAGTACTGCCGTGAGCAATGGTGTTTGAAGTCGTTTCCATTGCCGCGATGATGATGTCGTCAGTCGTGCGGCCCATTGCATAAGCTGCGCTGGATGCGACGACCATGCGTTCATCAATGTTAGTCTTGAGCTCGTCAAGCACATCAATGTAATCGCCAGCGTAGTAGTCAGCCATCGTGGCTTCAACGTAGCTGTGGACGAGGTTCATCGGCGTGATGTTGGCGTGACGCCCTTTGGTAGAGGCTACGCCTTTGGCGAGCTTCTGAAAGCGCACGGTATTCGCAGCGACAGTCTTTGTGCGGACGGTGCCACGGAACTTGGAACCCATTCGCTGATATGCAAGATGCACATCCTGCTCGAACTGGGTGATAAAGGCTTGGTCAATTGTCTCGCTCATAGCGGACTCCGTTATCTGGATTAGGACAATGGTTCCCCAACCTCAGACCGGCGCGAGTTCCCGCGAACGGCTCACCGTCTTGATATGGACCTCAAAGGTTAATGACTAATTAAAATGCGCGTGTCAAGCGTTACCACCCATTGTGTATAAATGACCAGAACACACAAACCCTAGCTTTCGCAAAAGCTGGCCGGTTTTATCAACATCAATCCCGGTCGTCACGCCAAGCTGAACCTCAACAACATCTGGATCATCAAAGGCCCAGCGAGTGAAGTCGCGGATCAACAGCACCCCAGCCATTGATCCCCGCGAATCCTTGGGCACAAAGAACAGAAGATCGCTCGCCGCTTTCTTCTCAGAAAAATACATCGGCGTCGTGGCCCCCGCCATCAAGCCGATGATCTTTTCCCCAAGCACAACGATCTTTCCATAGAAATTGGATTGCCCGATTAGCCCGGACAGATTGGCGATAACCGCGGCCTCACTGAAAGGAATGTCCCGGTATCGGGACTCTTCATGTAACTCCCGGCCAAGTCGGACAACCTCGGCAATGTCCGAACGATCAAGTGTTCGCATACCGACGCGCATAGGCTTCGTCCACTTGCTTGATGAAGTTTGGATCACGGCTCCCGGCTTTCCAATACCGCTCGTCGTTTTGCATTGCGGTCAGTTCTTCTTGTGTTGGGATTGGATCGCCACCGCCATCGGAAGGCAACGCGGCCTGCCCGCTGGTCAACCGCTCAAGCATGGCGACACCGCTGGCCGTTTCCGTCAGCCGTTGCAGAGCCTCATACTCAG